GGCACGGCCCGCCCGGCTCAGCTGGAGTTCGTCTGGGACGACCAGGACGACGACGCCAAGCCCGCAGCTCACATCACCGACGTACCAACAGGAGCCCTGCTCTGATGAACACCTGTGGCCTGTGCGGCGCAGACACCGGCGCCGCCTACCTGTGCACGCGGGACGCCGCCCGGCTCGCCGAACGGCTTGCCGACCTCCCCACGCTCCACGACGAGCTGGTGCAGTGCCTGGTACCGCGCAGCTACGGCTGGGGGGAGATCGTTTCGACGAAGGCCGCGGCCGGCCCCCGCTCCCCGCTGGACGAGGACGTCCTGGACGAGATGACCACCGGTGCCATGGCGGCCGCCGTGCACGCGTGGCGGGTGAAGGTCCAGCACGTTCGCTGGCCGCAGCACTCCGCGCCGCCCCCGGCCGGCCTCGCTGCGGACTGCCGGTGGCTGGCCATGGAGCTGGACTGGGTCACCGGCCACTTCCCGGACGCCGCCGACCTGGCGCGCGAGGTGCGCTCCCTGGAAGCCCAGGCGCGGGCAGTCGTGGGCGACCCGGTACCGCAGCGCAAGGTGGTGGGCCAGTGCGTTGCCCTCGTCGACGACCAGGGGACGGTGTGCGGCGCTGAGATCACGCACCGCGCGGGCGAGTCCCGGCTGGTGTGCCGGTCCTGCCGCTGCGTCTACGAGGGGCAGAACGATCTCCTGCTGCTGCTGCACTACCAGCCCGACACGGTTGCATGAGTATCACAGCCCCCCTTGTGTACAACGGGGGGTGTGATAGCCTCGCAGAGGTGGACACGCCTCACTGGCGGGACCGCCTCCGCGTGGAAGAGAAGCTGCTGGAACAGCTCGAACTCCAAGCCGAGGCAGCCCGCAAACGACGAGCGCAGGCCCTGAGAGACGGGGTCGGTGAACTCGGCAGCGTCTACGCCGTGGCCAAGGACCTCAGCCGCAGCTGGACCGCCGTGGACAACGCGCTCAAGAAGTACACAACCGAATAGAGCGAGGGCCGGACAGCAGCTCTCCGGGTGCTGGAACACCTGGAGGCGCGCGCGCCGTCCGACCCTCTACGCCCCCGGAGCGCAGCAACGCCCCGGGCACTTGATCACGCACGAGATCGGACCTCGTCATGACCCAGCAGAACCCTAGCGCGCCCATGAGCGCCCAGGACCAGACGGCCCGCGTCGCTCAGCTGCACAGACTCTGCCGCGCCGACTACGACAGCAACGCCGCCCGCCGCGCCCAGGACCACCGGGACGACGCGTTCCTCATCAGCTCCGCCGCCGAGGCGGTGGCCGCCCGATGAGTGCCCGCGAACTCACCCGGGGCCAGGTCGTCGTCCTCGGCGCGGCCGCCGCCTTGATGGTCGCGGTAGGCACGGCCGGGGGCATCGGCACCTACGGCAACGCCGTCACCGAGTTCCACCGGCAGGCCACGGCCGCCGGCGTCGTCGCCGCGGGGGAGGGCCTCACCGTCATCCTGGGGATGGTGATGCTCGGCCGCACGATGCTCGGCATGTCCTCTCCGGCCGTCGTCCGGGCCGGCATGTGGCTCGCCCCGGTGTCCGCCAGCTGCATCGGCGTCACCATCGCCAGCAACGCGCGTGAAGCCGCCGTGTACGCCGTCACCCCGCTGGCCATGTCCGGCGCGGCCGAGGGCCTCTCGTTCATCGCCCGCAGCATCGTCGTCTACCGCACCGGCGTGGACGCCGAGACGCTGCGCCGCAACGCCGACGCAGCCCGGCAGCTCGCCCATCACCACGCGGTCGCCAACGGTCACCCCGGGGCGTGGAAGCGCCGCATCGCCGTCCGGCGGTACTGGGGCCTCGCCAAGCACGTAGGAGCGGGTGACGCCGAGCTGGGCGCCGGCCTGGTCGACGTCCAGCGCGTCCGCGTCCGAGGCGGAGCCGATGCGGCCCTCGCCAGCATGTACGGCCAGCCCGTCGCGGCCGCCGTCGAGGAGACACCCGCGCAGCCCCGTCCGTCCTCTGCCACCGAGGTGCTGCGCCAGCGGTTCGCCGAGATGGACCCGGCCGACGCGATCCGGCTCGCACACGATGCGCGACCTGATGCGCCCCCGGCGGAACTCGCCACCCTGCTCGGCACCTACGACATCCACGTCGACCCGGTCGCGGTCGCCCTGGTCCTCGGCCAACGCCCCCCGGAGTACGAGGTGCACCGCCCTGATGCACCTGTTGCACCGCAGGTCAGCGAGTTGCCCGCTCTGAACCTTCAGGGCGCCGTCGAGGAAGCCGCAACGACCCTCGGCCCGGCTGCATCACCCCGCGAGATCGCCGAGCACCTCGAACAGACCCGCCGTCTGATCGTCCCGGAGAACCACATCCGCACCGCCCTGTCGCGGGCCGCGAAGAAGCCGCAACCGCAACGGCCGCCACACCCCCGACTGCCCGGCGACGACCAGATCGGTAAGGGCGGCCAGGGCTACAACTGATGGCCCCCGCAGCGATCGTCGCCGCATTCTTCGCGGGCTCCGCGCTGGTCGCCCTGTTCGGGCTGTGCGCCGTCGCGCTCCACGACGTCCCCCGCATCACCGGGACCGTCGCCTTCATCCTCACGCTTGCCGCGCTCGGCGTGGCCGTCCTCCGATAGGACTCCGCATGCCCCCGCTCGACATCCCCACCTACGGAATCGTGTCCCTTGGCGGCGTCACCGTCGGCCTGTCCCTCGCGGCCTGGGACGTCTCCCGCTGGTTCGCCAGCCACAAGAAGCGCCTCGCCCTCAAGGCCCTCCGCGACCTCGCCCCGTTCCTGCTGTGCATGGCCTACGGGGCGCTGCTCATCCTGTCCGCCGGCGGCATCATCGGCGCCGCCGCCGACTGGTCCCTGTGGGGCACCAACACCGTCGGCGAGGTTGTCCTCGTGTACGGCGTCGGCGGCACCAGCCCCGACGTCACCCGCTCCTCACAACTGGCCCTCACCCCCGGCGGACACGCAGTCATCGTCACCGTCGTGTTCGCTGCTGTCGCCAGCCGCCGCGGGTTCCGCCTCGACTTCGTCCGCGGCGTCCTCTCCGGCGTCAGCCTCGGCCTCGCGTCGAGCATCGCCGGAGCCGTCGGCTACGTCCTCGCACCCGTCGTCTCCAAGGCCGGCGACTACGTGGCAGGCCTGCTGTGACCGGGCGCGCGGCCGCAGTCGGCCGCCGTCTCGCGCTCGGTACGTGGCGCCAGCTGGAGGCGTACCCCCCTTGGCAGTTGGCCCTCGACTACGCCCCGGGCAAGACGGGTCTGGGCGTGCATATCCGCCGCTTCGGCGTGGCTCTGCGGCGCGCCGCCGCTGTCGTGGCCGCCCTCGCGTTCTACGGGCTGCTGCTTCAGCGGGTGCCCGGCGGGATCTACGCCGTGCCGGTCGTGTGGGCCATCGGTGCTTGGCAGATGTCCGATTCGTCCGCCACTCCGGAGCCGGGGCGCCCCTCCTGCCGCGAATGCGCAGGTCACGAACTTGTGGGCGTGACCCCTTCCGAGACTCAGAAGGGGATGTTGATCTACACGACCGCGCCGCCGGACCGGCCCAACCACACCCACGTTCACGTCGTGCACACCGCCGAGGAGGAGGTGAACACGCGATGATCCGTCGACTCCTCGCCGCCGTCCTGCGGTACGAGCAGCCGCCGCTCGACTACTGCCCCAACTGCGCCGGGCACTACCCGCCGAGTCACTTCCCCTGCACCTGACCCGCGTTGTCAGTACCACCCGAGAGGATCCACCCATGCGCACCCTGCCGCACGACGACTACATCGAGGCCGTCACCGTCGCCCTCGACACCGCCGGCCTTCCCACCGACGACGCCCGCACCGACGACTGCGAGACCCGCGGGACGTACTGCTACCTCAACGGCGTCATCGAGGTGGACCTCCAGCACACCAGCCACGCGGAGGCCTGGCCGCACGGACTGCTGCTGATCTGGGAATGGCACACCGGCATCGAGGCCGACCAGGGCGAGCCCGACCGCGGCCCGCAGTGGCTCTTCGCCGAGTCCAACGAGGACGGCTCCAACGCGTACCCGACCGTCCTGCCCGTGTACGGCTACGCCTCCCCGGCCGCGATCGCTGAGGCCGCTCGGAAGGTGGTCTCTCGGGAGGTCCGACCGACCAGCTTCGACGGTGGCCCCTCCACCTGGACAGGTGCGCCCATTGGCAACACCTGGGAGCGGCATGCCGAGCTGGACACCGCGTGTGAAGCCTGGGGCGCGCAGGAGACCGCCGAGTAGCGCCCCGCTGTCAGACCGTCGTCGTACAGTCGCAGACGTCCATATCTGCGTCCCTGGCTGCGACGCACTCCGGCCCCACCACGTCCTCCCGGACGCGGTGGGGCCCGCTGCATCATGGGCACCATGGACAGCCAGTACGCCCCGCCCGGCCATCTCACCGCCGCACAGACCCGCAACGCCCTCGGCATCAGCGCCGGCGCCCTCCGCAACCTCGTCTACCGCGGCCGGCTGGCCCGCTCCGGTGGCACCGAGCGACGCCCCACCTACGCCGCCCGCGACGTCGCAGCCATCGCCGCGAAACGCGCCGCACGCGCCGCAGCTTGACCCCAGGTCAGACGCTGTGTGACGATCGCCGTGCACCACTGTGCCCACACGCGGCACCACAGACACACAGCGAAGCCCCGGCCAAGTCCCCCCGGCCGGGGCTTCGCTGTGTCACAGAAGCGACACACCGCCCACACAGCGCTACCGCACAGCGGATGATGCCCCCTCAGCACCACACGCCCTGGGGGGACCATGAACGCACGCACAGTCACCTGCTTCGCCCTGCTCATCCTCGCCGCCCTCACAGCCAGTTGCAGCAGCGGAGGCGACAGCGACAAGCCCGCCTCGCCCGCACCCACGGTCACCAAGACCGTGGACCAGGCGGCCGCGCGCAAGGCCTGCGTCGACGCCTGGGCCGACCTGCTGCAGGGAGACCAAGAGGTCGGCATCGACGACGAGCCGTCCGACTGCGACGGCCTGCCCGCAGACGACCGTATGGACCGCTACTTCGAGGGCCTCCAGCAGCGGAACAAGGCCAACAGGGACGAAGTGAGCGAGTGTCTCGCCGACTCGACCTGCACAAGCGTGCCGATCCCGTAGACCGGAGGTGGCGCCTGTGGCCGGCAACCCCCGCAACGGGCGCCCCTACCGCCGACTCGTCGACTGGCTGCGAGCTCAGCGCCTGCCCTGCTGGCTCTGCGGCCACGACATCGGCTACGGCCTGGACGCCAAGCACCCGATGTCCTTCACCCTCGACCACCTCGTCCCGCTCTCACGCGGCGGCCAGCTGCTCGACAAGGCCAACGCCCGCCCAGCCCACCGCCGCTGCAACAGCAGCAAGGGCAACCGCACCGGCCCGTCACCGACGGCGGCACCACAGCGCGCCTCGCGAAGGTGGTGACGCAGCGTGCTGTACGTCATCACCGGCCCGCCGGCCGCGGGCAAGTCGTCCTGGATCGACGCGCACGCCAAGCCCAGTGACGTGGTCATCGACCTCGACCGCATCACCGTCGCGCTCACCGGGCCCGGCGCTCCGCACTGGAACCACGCACCGCTCCAGCACCGCGTCGCCCAGCGCGCCCGCTACGCCGCCATCGACGAGGCGCTCCAGCACCTCGACCGCCTCGACGTCTACCTGATCCACACCATGCCGAACGCCAAGGCAATGGCCAAGTACAAGCGGCTGCGCGCACGCATCGTCGTCGTCGACCCCGGCGAGACGATCGTCATGCAACGCATCGAAGCGATGCGCGCCCCGGAGATGGAGCGGGTCGCGTCCCGCTGGTACAACGCCCGTCGGCACCTGCCGCGCGAAGCCATGCCTCAGGCCTCCCGACGGTGGTGACCAGGCGTCACCCTCGGTGCGTGCACCGTGCGTGAGGTGCTCCAGGGGTGCCCGCGAGCCCCAGTCGATCATGGTCAGGGGGAGAGAGTGGGTCGAAAGTCGAGCGCCGGACCGGGCGACCCAAACGCCCTTGTCGCCCGATTGTTTACACGGCGCCTGTACTCGCTAACCACCGCGAACTCAGTTGGACCCCATTAGCGGGCCGTCACCCTGCGTGACATGACTGTGTGTGACCGTCCGGGGGGTGATCATGGCGACGAACGTGGAGGCGATTGAGGCCGAGCTCGAACAGATGCGGATCACCGACCGGGCCCCTGGCCTGGCCCAACTCGCCCTCACCCTTGCCCGGCTGATGGACGGTGAGGACGGGGCCACGGCGAAGGCGAACGTCGGTCGTGAGCTACGGGCTGTGATGGCCGACCTGCGCAAGCTCGCACCGGTCGCCGCGGAGGCGGACCGCGTGGACGAGCTGGCCAAGAAGCGCCAGGACGGGAGGATCCGTGCTCGCCGAGCCTGAGCTGCTGCGCGGTGCACAGCGGCCCCGCCTGTTCACCGCACCGCCGTCGTTCCTGTCCTCGGCCGGTCAGGAGGCGGTGGAGCTGGCCGCGCACGCCGGCCTTGACCTGATGCCCTGGCAGCAGCACGTCCTGGACGTCGGCCTGCGCGAACGGGACGACGGACAGTGGGCAGCGTTCGAGTGCGCCGTGAACCTCCCTCGCCAGAACGGCAAGGGCGGAGTGATCGAGGCCCGCGAGCTGGCCGGGCTGTTCCTGCTCGGCGAGCGGCTGATCATCCACTCCGCGCACGAGTTCAAGACCAGCCGGGTCGCGTTCCAGCGGATCCAGTCTCTGATCCTCGGGTGCCCTGACCTGCGCAAACGCGTCAAGCGGATGCTGAACAACACCACGGAGACGTCGATCACGCTGGTCACCGGGCAGTCGCTGCAGTTCATCGCCCGCTCTGGTGGGTCGGGCCGTGGCTGGACCGGTGACTGCAACATCCTCGACGAGGCGATGATCCTCGGCGACGACGCGATGGGCGCGCTGATGCCGACGATGTCGGCGGTCGAGAACCCGCAGCTGTGGTACTTCGGCAGCGCGGGCATCGGGCACCAGTCGGTGCAGCTGGCCCGTCTGCGGCGCCGGGCCCTGGCCGCGCTGGAGGCCGGCGAGGCTGACCCGTCGCTGGCGTACTTCGAGTGGTCGGTGAACCCGCACCTGGACGAGTGCCCGCCCGGCTGCACCGAGCACGACGGCGCCGATGATCCGGCGTCGTGGGCGAAGGCGAACCCGTCGCTGGGTTACCTCATCACCCCGGAGTTCGTCCGCAACGAGCGGGCCTCGCTGGGTGCGAGCGGCATCTTCGAACGTGAGCGGCTCGGCGTGGGCGACTACCCGTCCGACGAGGCCGACACCTGGCAGGTCATCGGAGAGGACGCCTGGCGGGCTCTGGCGGCCGCCGAGTCCACGCCGTCGGACCCGGTGGCGTTCGCCATCGACATGACCCCGGAGCGCTCGCACGCGGCGATCGCCGTGGCGGGGGAGTGGCGGGGCGGCACGCACGTCGAGGTCGTCGACCACCGGCCCGGCACGGGCTGGATCCTTGAGCGCGCCGCAGACCTGCACGAGAAGTGGCACCCACGGTGCTGGGTCATCGACGCCGCCGGCCCGGCCGGGTCGCTCATCGCCGACCTGGAGGAGCGCCTGGGCGTCGAGGTCGTGCAGACCAAGGGCCGGGATGTGGCCGCGGCATGCGGCCAGTTCTACGACGCCGTGGCCGAGCAGACGCTCTCGCACCTGGACCAGGCGCCGCTGGCGGCGGCCCTGGCGGGCGCACAGAAGCGCACGCTGGGCGACGCCTGGGCCTGGGCCCGGCGCATCGTGTCCGTGGACATCAGCCCGCTGGTGGCGGCGACGCTCGCCAAGTGGGGGCTCGGCGTTGAGGTCGAGGACGAGGGAGCGCCGAACCTGTGGTGAAGACCGTGCTGTTGCACCTGCTGGAGCTTGCCTTCGCCCTCACCGTCCTGTTCGGCGTCGCCCTGGTCTACGTGCCCGCCGCCCTCATCCTGGGCGGCCTGGCGGGCGTCCTGGCCGTCGAGCGGGCGCTGCCCGGGCCGCTGCCCACCTCACGGAAGGAGCGCCGGCCATGAGCCTGTTCGGCCTGTTCGAGCGCCGCTCGGTGGAGAACCCGGCGGTGCCGCTCACCTCTACGAGCCTGATCAGCCTGCTCGGCGGCCAGGCACTGAAGTCCGGGGTGTCGGTCACGGAGACCAACGCCCTGCACATGCCGGCCGTGTGGCGGTCGGTGGCGGTCATCGCGAACGTCGCCGCCTCCCTGCCGCTGCACACCTACACCGCGGGCACCCGGGACCGCACCACCGTGGCCCTGCTGGAGGACCCGCACCCGGAGCTGACCCGCTTCGAACTGTGGCGGCTGGTGTACGTGCACCGGCTGCTGTGGGGCAACGCCTACTTGCAGAAGCTCCGCAACGGGGGCGGCGAGGTCGTACAGCTGTGGCCCATCCGCCCGGACCGGGTGAAGGTCGACCGCGAGAAGCCGACCCCGGACAACCCCGGCGGCAAGGTGTTCTGGATCCAGGACGACAACGGAGTACGGCAGCGCCGCACGTCCCGGGAGATCCTGCACCTGCCCGCGCTCGGGTACGACGGCGTGACCGGCTGCTCGCCGATCCGGGCCGCGGCCGAGGGCATCGGTCTGGGCATGGCCGCAGAGAAGGCGGCCGCGAAGCTGTACGGCTCCGGCAACATGATCTCCGGTGTGCTGCAGACCGAGCAGCGGCTGAACAAGGAGCAGGCCGAGCAGCTCAAGGCAGGCTGGAACGCGAAGCTGTCCGGCTACGAAGCCGCCGGCGACATCGCCGTCCTGGACTCCGGGGCGTCGTTCCAGCCGGTGACGATGCCGTACAAGGACTCCCAGTTCCTGGAGTCGCGGCAGTTCCAAGTCGTCGAGGTAGCCCGCATGTTCGGTGTGCCGCTGTTCCTGCTGATGGAGACCCAGAAGTCCACCAGCTGGGGAACGGGCCTGGAGCAGCAGGCACAGGGCTTCGTCACCTGGGACCTGGCGCCGACGTGGCTGGCGCCGACTGAGCAGCGCGTCACGAAGGAGCTGCTGGGCACCAGCCAGTACGCGAAGTACCAGCTCGGTGGACTGCTCCGGGGCGACAGCTCGGCGAGGGCCACGTTCTACCGGGCGATGCGCGACAGCGGCGCCTACTCGGCCAACGACATCCGCGACCTGGAAGACCTCACCCCCATCGAGGGACCCGAGGGCGACATGCGGCTGCAGCCGATGTACATGGCGCCGCTGGGCAGCGACCCCCTCGCCGCGCAGGCCGCCCCCGCGGATGCCGACCCCGACGACCGTGCCGCGCGCGCCTCCCGCCACCTGGCGGCCGCGCACCGGCTACTGACCCCCGAGCCCGAGCCACCCCGCGAGGAAGGCGGCCACGATGACCAACAGGAATGAGGAGCGCCGCGACCTCACCCTGGCCACGGCCGGGGTGCTGCTGCGCGCGGCCGGAGACGACCAGGGCGTGCGCGGCTTCGACGGCCACGCCGCCGTGTTCAGCCAGCGCACCGCCATCGGCAACCCGCTCACATGGGGCTTCTACGAGGAGATCGCCCCGGGCGCCTTCACCAAGACCCTGTCCGAGGGCGACGCCCGCTTCCTCGTCGACCACGACACCCGCCTGGTCGTCTCCCGCGTATCGGCCGGCAGCCTGCGCCTGGCGCAAGACGCCGTCGGCCTGGCCGTCGACGCCGACCTCGACACGCGCCTCTCCTACGTCGGCGACCTGGTCGTGAACCTGGAGAACAAGAACATCACCGGGATGTCGTTCGGGTTCCGCGTCGTGAAGGACGACTGGGAGTCGGTCACCGTCCAGACGTCCGAGGGCGACATGGAGGCCGAGCTGCGCACCATCCGCGAGGTGCAGCTGTTCGAGGTGTCGGCTGTGACGTTCCCCGCCTACGAGGGCACCGACGCCGCCCTGCGCTCGGTCGGTGTGGCGCTCGCCGCACGCGGCGACGCCGAGGCCTTCGACCGCCGGGCCGCCCACCGGCC